GTTTCACTTAGAGTCGAAAAATACTCAACCCCGGAGAACGAAGAAAAAGGTGCCCCGGAAAATGTGGCTAGACCGAACACCTTTATTCGCTCCTACGCGCTAAATCAAGCTGCGTCGAGGCTGAAGGTATACGTCACATTCAGCGTGTCACCAGACACTACCGAACGGTCACCCGGGGAGCTGAAGTCCGACGCCGAGAACAACGTACCCGTCGAACCGCCCTTGGTGCTGTTGCTGACCAAGAACGCACCACCAACCGTCTGCGTAGCGTTGATGTTGAAGGTCGCCGGGGATGCCGAGTTGGTGGCAACCGACGGATCAGCCGTAGTCGGGGTGGCAAACGTGCAGGTCGGGCGTGTAGCGTTGCTATACGGGGTAACTTCCGTCCAGCCAGCGTGGGATGCCATCGTATCACCAGCAGCCGGGGTGTTCGATGCACCAGCGCCATACAGACCCAGATACCACGTAGCGGAAGCAGAGCCACCAGTCAAGGCCGCAGCGTTCATGTACTGCAGACCTTCATTAACCACGAGGTTGTGGTCTTCGACAAACCATTTCAGTTCGCCGTCTTTGTTAAAACACTCGATGCGGTATACGCCGCCAGCTTTCGATTTGACTTCCATGTTCTACTCCTTATCCTAGTCTAATAATGGCCGAGGTGCTGGTAGCCGATGGGAATTGCACCTGAAACGTCGTGGTTGAAGTCTTGTTTGAACCAAAGTCCAGCACACAGACAGCCGGGTTAGTCGTGCCGTTGTACTTGTAAATCAAAGCACCACGAGCAGTAATCGCGCCAGACCACGACACATCCGAAAAGGACAGATACGCTACTGCACCGCTACCAGCCTGAGTCCCGATCGTAGGCACTTGACTGACGGTCAGGGTAGCCCCACCCGCGCTGTATCCAGCGTCCGCAACTTCACCGGTGGCTGAATAAGCCGTAGTATCCGCGTCCAGCGTAGCCGTGTTGGTGTAGAGCGCGATCTTGAATACATCAGTCGTGCCCGTGCCAAAGTCGTAGGTGCCGTCCAGCAGGCCGGTCTTGAAGACGTTGCACAGTGCGTTGCCGGTAAAGCTCATAGCCTATTACCCTTACGGATATTGATTACGGCAGGGATTACTTGGAGATTGTTTGGCACATGAAGTCCAGAAACAGTTTTACCCTGCAGCGGAATTATATGATCAACATGCCATGAAAACCCCATCATTTTAGTGCGCAAGGCCGCAAGCTCATAAGCTTCTTTGATGAGCCAGTGCTCTTCTGGGCCCACCCACTTAGGCGTACGGTTTATTTTGGCAAGCCTGCGTTTAACAGTATGCGCATTAACCGAACCCCTGTTTTTTGATTTGGTTCGCTTGGCATATGCTTTAATCAGTTCCGGATGCTCCGCAGACCACTTACGCTTAGACGCCTCTACTTTTTCTCGATTAGCTTTCCTATATGCACTACCGTAATCAAGAGCTTTTTTGTACAAATCCGGAGTTTGTTTGCGAAGCTCTCGGTGTTTAGCACCATACTTTTTAGCCTGCAGTCGTTTAAACTCAGGATTAGCCGCTCTTCGCGCTCTAAGCCACTCACGCGAGCACTCAATACACCCACCAGATACCCATCGATGCCCATCAAGCTCTGGATGTTTATGGCATACCCCGCCATAGCACTTATTGAGCCCTAACGCTTTTGCTTCTTTTCTAGTATATCGAGTCATAACACCGGCACCCTCGCCTTTCCAGACCGATATTGGTCGGAGGCTTCCATGCCGTCGCCCAGACGTTTGGCCAGCATCAATGCTTCCTGATACTTCTTCTCATAGTTGGCCACCATGTCGGGCTCGCCCTTCATGAACGTGTAAGCTTCCACCAGCGAGCCGTAGAGCAACACAGGATCGTAGTTCTCACTCAACCATGTGTAACCGCTTGCAGCAATCGTGATCGACTCAGGATAATAGAAATAATGAAGTTCGACCGTGTAAACGGCATCCGGAGTCGGCCCGAGGATGAACGTCAGCTCTGTCTCATCGGTAGACAGGGGGCCAAACAGCGCGTAATACGCGGGCAATCCGGTGTCCGTTGGGACGGGGTAGGCTTCACGGATGTAGCTCACATCCTTGTTCAGCAGGTAGCTATACGCACCGGTGCCGTCAACCACAGCCATTGAATATACCGCGAGAAAATCGTTCGGGCAGTTCAGGTATTTGTTGTTGGTCGAAGTAACGCCGGTAACATTACGCCGGAGGGCCGGGAACAGGACGGTGTTGTAGATTCGCTGTTCGGCCTGAGTAATGAAGGTGTTGATCTGCTCGGCGCTGGTGAGCGTAGCTGACGCCCCGGCACTGTCAGTAAAGACGGTATTTGGGAAGTCATTTTCAAGGTATCCCTTGATTGTTAAGAACAAATTTTGGTAGTTGATTTACGCCACCCTTTGAAAAGTGTACAAACCAAACACTTTCCCCTTTCGTTTAATAGCCTCAGATATTGTTGAAGACTTCACTCCAACCCACTCTGCGGCGTATTTTTGCGCCAGAAAAGAAATGTTCAACTCTGGGCATGTTACAGGCCGGTGCTTCATCGCAGCAACTTGCTCAATTACCGCTCGCGGCAACGTAGTTTTCTTATGCGCTGCACGTAGTTTGGCCCTGTAATCAGACGACGCGACAACCTTGCGTAGACCGTCTAAAATTTTGGCCCGAACTTCAGGATTTGCCCAAGCTGCTTTCATTGACGCTGATCTATCCCCATACAATTTAGGCTTCTTTACGTGGTTAACCCACCGTTTACCACCGTACTTTTTACCAACCTCACGGCATCTGTCGGCAAATTCATCTGTGGCGCAAGCTTTTTGAATTGCATTCATCATTGCAACCCGGTGGCTGGGGTCACTCCACAGCAAACGCATTGATGTTCTGAGCTTCTGTTTTGTGGACTCAGCCATAGCTCTCCCGGGTGCGCCAGCGCCGCCACAAGTACGGTTATACGCTGGGCGTAACTCACTAATAAAGTACTTCTCTACTCTATTTAGCTCGGCCCTATCAAACGCAATATAAACCTCTTCAAACAAAAATTTCTCAAATCCAAATTTCACCATAGCTTTGCTAAAGACGGATACTGGATTTTTTATCGAGGCTTTGTGCGCGCTAACCCTATAAGACACGGGCTTTATGGTTTGTCCAACGTAAAATTCACCATTCACCAAATTCTTGGCTACATAGATTGAACCATAACGTTTACAAACCATGTTCATCAATCACCTCAAGCCATGGGGCCTCGTGCCATCAGACCTTTGGTAGCCGCACCGGTGCCACGCACCTTGATGCCGGAAGTCTTGGGCTCCGGATAGTCCTTGCTGGCAATGCTGGCAGCGCCTGCATTCAGCTCGTTAATCGTCTCACGGTTCTTGGCCAGACCGACAGGGGCAACCTTAACGGATTTGATCTTTTCCATTACCGGCTCCTTTGGTTATTGGCGCGAGCCACATTGCGGCCCACTTTCTTCATCTCCAGCGACGTCACACCGCCCTTTTTGAAGGTCGGCTTCTGGCCCGGGTGCATCCGTTGCTCGTGTTTCCTGACAGCTTTCTTCGCGTCCATGTGTCACTCCTAAGTTACGGCCACGGTAACCGTGCCCAATGAAATGGTTGGTGCCAGCACGTTCGGTGTCAGGCTGGCGTCATTTGCCCTAGCCCCGCCTACAGGAGCCCAGCCCCACTCGATTATACGGCTACCGCCCTCTGGTGTCCCGACATCGTTGGGGTTAATTTGCAGCCCATCGGTACCCGACGTCCTGTAGCTCACGTCCGGGCGGGGGTTTCTGACGCCGATTGCATCTTCTACGGGGTACATACCCAGCTGCAGCTGGGGATGGTCTTGCTCCCAGCACTCCGAACACACCTTAATATTGACGTTTTTGGTCTTGATGACAAGCGTTTTGAGCTGCGTGAGCTTGAATCTGAACCCACAACGGTCACATTCAGCTATGCTGAACTTAGCGGAGGCAAATTTATTCGGCATAGCGGGTTACTATCGCACTAAAAAAATTGTTGTCTTGGTACGAACCGGATCGACGCTTTCTCGCGGTCTTCGTCCGCCGCAAGGGCAAACTGCTGCTCATAATCGGCCTTCAGCTCCATCCGGCGCTGGGGGTCAACCTCGGGGGTTTTCATCGACAGGTAGTAAGCCAGCCCGGACACCATGCACGGCAGGAACCGGAAGGGGATATCCTGACCATTGACGCCATTCCCGGCATCCTGAATACGGCGCAGCCGCCAGTAAACGAAGGTGTAGGTCTGGGAGTTATCCGGCTTCGGCCAGACGTGAATCTGGGGGTATTGGATAACATTGGTCGAGTCAGTCGCACCTGTCTTACGCTGGAACCACACCTGAATCGGGCGGCCATTGGCGTTCTTGTTAGGGATCGTGGCGTAGGTCGAGACGCTGATCCGGGTGATATTGATGTCCGTCTGGTTCTGCCCGGTGCCTGTGCGGATGACGTGATCCAGCAGGTCAATAGTGTCGATGGGCATGTCGTAGTCGCCCACGTTGTAAGTCAGCACCTGCGAGCCCTGCTCGATGGTCCACAGGTTAATGCCGCGATTCGCCCACTCAATAGTCAATAAATTCAAAGACCTACGAGCGGTTCTGAAGTCGTAGCCCGACCGCAGCTCCTTGCCGCAACGCTCAAACGCCTCTTCAATCAGGGTGTTGAGGTCGAGATTGAAGTCGGTGTTGTCGGTCGTTTTGTAAGCCATTACCGGAACCTCGCGGTCTTCTTGGCGATACCCTTGGGCTGCGCCACAAATTGTTTGCCCGCCCGCTTACCACGGCGCTTCGCAGCGGTGGTGGCAGCGTATTCAGCGGAACTCAGGGACTTGATAGCGGCTTCCGGCAGGTAGCGTTCTCCCGTCTTGCTGGAGGGCTTACCCGACTTGGTCCGCCATTTTTGCTGCGTCCATGCTTTTAAGCTTTGCTGTGGTTCTTTCATATTTTTCCAGATACCGAACCGCTTTCTTTAACACCTTTAGGCTATCCTGCAACATACCTATACCCGTATTGCATTGTTGACACAACAGGCCACGTAGTTTCTGGGTGTCGTGGCAGTGATCTACATACAGCACCCGCCTTGTTGTCTCACAAATAGCGCATTTACCATCTTGCTGCTCTTTTAATGCTTCATAATCTTCAACTTCTATACCATATCGGTCTCTGAAGTTCTTACCACGTATCTTCTGCTTGTTCCGACTACGGTAGTCCTTGAGCCTTTCCCGTTCGCACGTCCTGCATCTACTGTCCAACCGGCTTCGTTCGCGATTCGCAAATTCCGAAACAGACTGCTCCTGCTTACATATACGACAGACCTTAGCCTTTATACCCGCCACCCTTGGCCTTATATTTCTTCGCCAGAAGCTGGGCCTTACGAGCTGACCACTGACCTGCCTTGGTACCCTGCACCGACTGAGCCTTGATGCTCTGCTGGGGGGCTTTCATATCATCCTGCCACGGGTCTTGCCACGCTGCGCGCAGCCATCTGCGCGTTTGGAAGCCGACACAACGCCACCTTTTTTCTTGCCCTCAACCTTGTATTCACCCTCAACTTTTTTAATCTCGGGACCTACAGGGCGCCCGTCGGGACCGATTCGGAATCCAGCACCTTCTCTGGTCTGAATCATGGTTGCCGTATCGTTAGCAAGACTTTTTTTCCAAGATTCCGCTAATTCACGGCTTGTTTTATTAGTGGACTTGGACAGCCGCTCCGCCCCCTCACGTTTTGAATCTTCGTTAAGTTTCTTCAACTCCAATGCGAGCTTTGAAAGGTCAGCTTCACGACTTTGCTGAGTGGGTTTTTTTGTTGCACTATCAGCCACGATAACCTCCACCTTTCGCCTTGTACTGCTTGGCCAGAAGCTGGGCCTTGCGCGCGCTCCACTGCCCCGCCCCGGTACCCTGCATCGCCCGAGCCTTGATCGACTCAAACAGCGACTTGCGCATACCCGGCTTGGTGTAGTTGCCCGCCGCGTTCACCTTGCTAACCCCGCCCTTTTTAAAGAGCTTGGTTGGCTCGGGGCCATCCTTACGGACGACCTTCCGGGCTTTGGGCATTTTACTGGGGGCAATCGCCCCCATGCCGCGGGACGGCCTCATTAGCAGACCTTCCCACCTTTGCGCATCATCTTGCCCTTGGTCTTGCCACGCTGAGCGATGCCATCAGCCGAACGACGGAAAACACCACCGCCCTTCTTCATGCCAGCTTCGGCCATCTCATGCTTGAGCATCGACTTCGGGGCACCCTTCTTCTTCATGAAGGACACTTCTTTCTTCATCATTGCTTTCGACTCTTTCATTTCGCCACCTTTCGCTTTAGAAAATTCACGACCTACGGATTGCGGAACGCCCGCTTGCTTTGCAAAGCTTTTGTTATGAGCAACCGCTTGCATGAAACGCTTCTGCTTTTCGGACACGGCTGGCATTAGATCAACCGTCCTTTCGTTTTACCACGTTGAGCGATGCCGTCTGCGGCACGTACATAGCCACCCTTTTTGAACTTCAGCTTGCCTTCACCCATCGTAGTCGCTGTAGTCGGTGCCTTCTCTTCCTTTTTCCGCGTTTGCCGATCAAGTTCTTTATCCAACGCTTCTTTCTGTGCGGGGGTAAGTTTTTGTTGTTCAGCCATTATTCGTCCTTTTTACCAAGAAGTTTTTGCACCGTATCTGTTTCATAGATGCGGATGCTGGTCCAGATGATCGTGAAAAGCGCTGCAATAGACGGAAGCATATCTGCCAAGGTCCCCAAAACGGTGACGATTGAAAAACCGTCTATTAAGTGTTTAGTTGTGTCAGAAAGGTGTACGTTCATGTCAGCATTTCCACGCCCGCAGGCTTTTGTTAATACGAGAGTTGGGATCGGAAGCTGTCTTCTTCGAGGTCAGTTTCTTCTTCATACCCTTCATACGCGCGCAGAAGCTGTCTCTCCGAGGGCCGCCTTCTGGCTGCGGCGCTTTCAAGCCGGGCTTTCCGGGATTGGCCGCGTTGTACGATGCCCTCCCCTTCGCGTTCAAGCCACCTTTCGGATTCTTTCCTTCTTTCCTTTGCCATGCTTCAGTCCTGTGTTTAGGCAATTTCGCACTCCTTGGCATATACAGCGCTACAAAATTTAACCACATCGGAATGAGAAAACTCAGCCTTGCAGACATTGTACATAAACACCACAACCTGCACGTTGTCTTTTAAATATGGTTTGTTGCTATCAATACGGTCAAGCGACGGAACCCATGGGTTTTTTGCGTGAACAGACGATGAAGATTTACCATGCAAATCAAAACAAATTCCAGTTACTTCACAGTGGCCCGCTAAAATTTTTTCTTCAATCCAAGTCGAAGAGAAGTCGGGCTCGGGCCACCCATTAGCTTTTGCTCGTTTTTGGGCGTTTCCATGGAGTCTTTGCGCCCTAACTTTTATTTGATTTTCGGAATTCCACCGTAGCTTTGCGCATCCGTTGCATTCGCCAGCGCGACCGCCACCAAAAGACACTTGAGTTTTGTCTCGTCCGCAAGTGATACAGACCCCAACCCAATCAAGCAGTTTATATGACCTTTCTGGACTCTTAGCCATATGCCACCCTCAAAGGTTGTTCCTCTTCCAATTCTTGGGCAGCTTGAATCATTGGATAGAGGTAGTCTTCACCAAACGCGCCTTCGTACTCCATGACGCCCATGTGACCCAGTTTGATCGTGGGATCAACCCAGACCTGAAAGCCTTCGGCACGAGCCCGATCGCAGAAGTTGTAGTCCTCTCCGATATAGCCTTCGGGGGTCGATTTGAAGTCAAACAGGGAGTAGATCGTGCGGCCTGATGCCACATCATGGAAACGCCACTCGGGGTGGCGGTCGATCAGAACCTCGAACACTTGGCGCTGCACCATCATGAACCCGGTGCCCATCTGCTTCGCACGGGCGAGACCCATGGCGTCCATCAGCAGGTTGCCGTCTTCGTCTTTATCAAGGTTCAAGTGGAACGTCTTTTCCTTCTTGCGGGCAACCCCCGTGCCACCAACGATGTTCTTCGTACCAGCACCAGAGAATGCCAGCAGTCGAATAATGTCGTTGGGGTCAAACGTCATGTCGGCGTCGATGAACATCAACGTGTCACACTCAGTCTGAAGGAAGTCATCTACCAGAAGGTTTCTGGCTCGGGAAACAACAGAACAGCCGCTGATTGTGCCCATGGCAAATTGAATGCCATACTGCGGGGCCAGTCGAGCGAACTCGACCAGCGACCCCATCAGCTTAACACCGACCTTAAAGTCGTACGCCGGTATTGCGAAGAATAGTTTTCTTCCGCTTACATCGAACTGCTGTTGATTTTGCACGCATCACCCGTAGTAGGCAGTTACACCAGCCGCGCCGTTGATGTCGAGATACAGTCCGTTTTCCGCAAGGACGCCTTGCCCCGGAATCAGGACATTGAACGTACCAACGGCAGCCGTGCTGATCTCGACGACCTTGGTTCCAGAAGCTGCAGAAGCATTGTCATAAACGATCAACGCCGCACCAGCCGAGGAAACCGAAACCGTAAGCCCCTTGAGGCGGGCGCGACCCGCAAAGATCACGCCATCCACCGCAAGGTATTTCGATTTAACGTCAGTTTGCATCGCCATGTTATGGCCCTCCTAAGTTGGATTAGGAGTCAGCAAACGGAGTAGCAACGGTGCCAGAACCCAGAAGAACGCCAGTGACGTAGTACTTGTTGGCAGCCAGAACCGTGCAGGTGATCCAAGAACCAGCGATACCGCCGGTGGTCGTGCCGTTCAGCTTGATGAAATCGTTAGCAGCGCCGGGGGCATAACCGGTCGTAGCACCAGCAGCATCCGTAGCAACCATCAGCAGCGAACCAACAAACTTGTCGGTGCCGTCGGTGACGATATTCAGGGTGGTGGCAGCGGTCTCAATGAAGAACGTGTAGCTCGTGCCGATGTTGTTCAGGGTGTTCGGGTCAGTGCCGGGGCCAGCAGACGTGGCGCTCGCGGTGGTAACAATCGTCGGCAGGGTGATGACCAGAGTGGCGTCGTTGGTGCGGATGACTTTGCCAGCGTAGGTCGGGACATCCAGCGTGATGGTGTTGGTGCCGTTCGCCAGATTGATAACGGTGTTCGGGCCTTGCGAGTAGAAGCCGCCAAGCGACTTTACCGGGCCTTCAAAAGTAGACAGTGCCATGGTAAATCCTTTCGTGTGTTAGCACATCCTCGTACCGTCTCTAACAAGTCTGCCCAGCCAGTCGATACGAGTAAAAATCTGGGGTCTGGAAGCTTTATATCAGGTGTGTTTGGGGGTGTCAATGAGATGGTTGGACTTTTTGAGATTCTCTTCCTGTGTAATCACCCTCAAATTCCACGGCACATGGAGGCCACAGACCGTATCAGACCGCAGCGGCACGATGTGATCTACCACATAGGGCTCCCCCGTGGTTTTGGTCATCGTGATAGCAATTTGATAAATCTGCCGAATTTCCGTTTTTTGCTTGCGGGTAAGCCATTTTGGTGTGGCCACACGATGTTTACGGCGACGAGCCTTGGTGTCGGCTCTGATAGCGACAACATTATTTGCTTTCCACGTATTACGATACTCCCGCAATACCTCTGGGGGGCGGGTTCGGGCACGGTCAATGACAGCCTCTTTGTTCTCTAAATACCACGCGTTTTTCCGGTCTTTCACGTCTGAGCGGCGGTTGTACTCCCTGAAATAATCCTCACGCTTTTGATTGCTGTGCTGCCACTCTAGCTTCCGGCACTCTACGCAGGTGCCTTTGACTAGACGGGGTGCGATGTGCCCGTGGCTGCAGGGTTCGCCGGTAAAGTAAAACTTTGCGCCTTGTGCTTTTGCTTCCTTGCGGGTTTTTGGATAATCCATATTGCCTCCTTGAACTTAGTTACAGGCAATATACTATTTTGAGTTTTACGCGTCAAGACAAAAGAAAAGGCCCACCGAAGTGGGCCTAATCTCAGAGCTAAGTACTTGATTTATTAGATCAAGCGCCCGGGCTGCCGTAAACGCCCAACGGATCCGACCATCCAAAGCTGTAACGCTCGCGACTCTTGTAACGGACATTGCCCGTATCGAAGTCACCATCCATGGAATTCTGGAGCGGAGTACGAACGAAGTGCTTCAGGCCGTTCGGCACGTCAGTGCAGAGGAACCACGCATTGGTGTCGGTCAGGAAGTGGTTAACACGGAAACCTTCCGGGATCGAACCCATGGTTTTGATCGCATTCACGTCGTTGTTGTTCGTGCCGACGCGGAGCTCAGTTTCGAGCAGGCGGGTAGCAACGAACATCAGGTTCGGCGGTACGATCAGTTTGCGGGGCTTGGCGGCAATCAGCAGACCACGCTCGTCCGTCCAGCCAGCGATCTGAATAACGGCGGCTTCAAGCGAAGTCTCGTTCAGGTCGGCAGCGGTGGCCGGTTCGTTGCTGTTGGTGCCACCAGAAACCAGCGGGTGATCCGTAGCGAACAGCTCTTTACCGTCACCGCCCTTGTAGCTGGACGAGAAACCGTTGTTGAGCACGGACGCTGCTTTAACCTGCTTGGTGTATGCCATGGCGCGGGCCAGAGCTTTGGTATACCGGGACGACAGGGAGTCGTACAGGTTGTCCTCGATCGCCTCTTCAGTGACCGAGAAGCCCAAAGCAATGGTTTCGTGGTTGTAACGGGCAGTCCAAGCTTCCTGCGCATTGTCATACGCAATCGCGTTGCCCTCGTTTTTCACAGGGGCGGCGCTGAAGCCAGACAGCTTCGTTTCTTCCTCGAACGAACGCTCGGAGGTTTCGGTCTCGAAAATCTCCTTGTGCTCTTCGCCATAACGGTTGTACTCCATGCCGAACAATGCGTTCAGGCCGGGGAGCAGTTCTTTCAGTAGTTGTGCACGTGAAATAGCCATGTTTCAGTCTCCTTACGCGCCAACGGCGTTTTGATACTGGTGCATACCGAAGTTCCACTTCACAATCACTTCAGTATACGAACCCAGCGAATTAGCCGTATCCGGCACGACATCGACGATACGAACCGGCAGAGCACCGTTCGTGGCGGTAGTGGCCGAAATTGCAACAGCCGAATCGCCAGTGATCGTCGAACCAGTATTGTCCACCAGAGCCGCGTTCAGGCCAACAGCAGCTTGCGTCACACCGCTGATAACGGTAGTGCCGGAAACCACAGCGACTTTGAACAGCGCATCGTAGTCATCGACCACGTAGGCTTTGATGTCAGCAGCCACGGTGCCAGCAGGGAAATACTGCTTGAACACTTTCTGGTTGCTGTTGGGGTCGGTGTAGGTGCAGCCCATGAAAACACCAACGGGCGTCATTGCCGAATCAGCCGGATCACGGGTGATGTAGCCACCAGACAGTTTCACAGCGTCCCCGAAGAAAATCGAGGTGCCTTCACCGCTGGCGATTGCCATCAGACGGGTAGACCCAGCATAAACCTGACCACCGATCAGGTTAACCGGCTTCAGCCCGTAGGGGGCCGAGATAGTCGGATATGCCATTGTTTATACTCCTAAAAAGTTTATTTGGAACCCTTACCAAATCGCACTTCAGACCGGCGCTCGTTGAACAGCGGCATCCGTGCATCGTTTTGTTTCATAAAGCTATTGTCCACAGCCTCGATTTGGGACTGAGCTTGTTGCGCATAAAAATCATTGCGCTGCTCAATAACCTCGTTCGGGGCCTTACACA